GAGGTCGTTCAAGATCAACTGCATTGCGGCAGGTGATGTGAAGTCAATGTCCTGTACTGACAAAGTTACTTGACCTGCAAGCGTGGTCTTGCTAACCGAGTTTGATGCGATCACCATGGTTGTTGCAGATACTGCCGACAATTCTGTTGATTGTGAAGCAACGCTGGTGTGCGTGGTGATGGTTGGACGAATGAAAGTCTTCGACTGTCCACCGTCTGGGAAAGCGCGAGCACCAAGAACATCAACTACTGGGCGCAAGAAGTTCAAGTCCTGAACCAATGGTCCAAGAACTGGAACTGGCAAAAGACCCGGAGTATCTGTGGTCAATACATCGCCAGCTGCAGCTTGTAATGCTGTGCGCTTTGATGCTGAGTAGTCAGCTACTGCTGCGTTCATGTTCTTGAATGTGTCACCACCGATGTGGTAAGCAGCCATGAACTCGCCTGCCGATGGCAAGACAAACTCTTTTTTAGCTTGTGCGAAAATAGGTGCAGTTGGGATTGTTGCCTCAACTGCTGGTGCGGTTACTTCTGACATAGGTTGCTCCTGTTCTGGGATTACTTCTTGATTATTGCTTACTTCTTCTTCTGGTTGGTGGATACTCGCAGCGACTTTTGAGATATTTGCCATGTCGCCAAATGCGCCAATTGGGACGAGCGAAAGCTCCATCCAGTCGGCAGCTTCGATGACCATGGTTCCGTTTTCGTCATACGAGAACTTTGTTGGATTTACACCGACCGAAACTTGATCAATTGTGCCATCTTGAGCCATAACAAGTGCATCGTTGCCGAGCGTGGTTGCGCTGATTTTGGCTGTGAAGAGCATCGCTTCATCCGTGGATACTCGTTCCATGACTACGCCGACCGGCATATCTGCCTGATGGTACATAAATAGACGGGGTGCTTTGCCTTCAACTGGCAGTGAGCCCGGCTTGAAAATGACCTGTGTTCCGTCGCTGACGGTTGCTGGCACATTGTATGGAACTGCGGTTCCTGAGATGGTTCGGCGTGGTGTGTCGCCTGCAGCTGCGTCGAGTGTGAAATCTCCTGCAATAAGTTTGATCATCGGTTCGCCAATCTTTCCTGAGTGTTTTCTTCTGCTGGTTCGTCTTCACGATCAGCCATGTAGTTCTCTTCTAAGTATCCTTCTGCGTCGTATTCTACATAAGTCCCGTTCGGGAGTATGGAATTGAGCGAGAACGCTTCTGCAATTGCTTCTGCATAAAGTTTTACGCCGAAAATGTACAAGTCTGCGCGCGCTTGCTGTGATGACTGGTAGCTGTAGGAGCCTGTGCTTACTCCGACCAGATATGGCGGAACATTGCCAAGACGCGCCATTTCAAGTGCGGAATAGTTTGCGGATTCAATGAGAAGCATTTTGTCTGGGCTCATTGTGGTCGCTTCATACGAAAGAAACTCATTGAGCGCTGCAGTCTGGTTTGTTGCTCGAGCAGCGTTGAAAGATGCTGCAAGATCTGCGAGCTCTTGTGCGCTAAGTGGTTCTCCGCCAGTCTGCTTGAGAATGCCAGCAGGGATCGATGAACTTGCGTTCCTATTGCGCGCTGCTTCTACTTTGAGCGCGGTTTCTACAGCTGAGACGCTTGTGTAAATCAAGCCGGTTGTTGGTGACAATATTTGCAGTAGATCTTGTGGATCTAGCTCTACGCCGTTGAAATAAATCTGATTACTTGGAGCGAACCATACGGGACCGGTCTGGTCGGTGCTGGTAATGGATCCGACTGGTAGCCGTTGGAAGGACGCAGGATAGCCATCGCTTGTCCTGCTTGTGATGTGGACGATGCTCCTGCCATACATGTAGAGGTCATCGAAAACCCAAGACATGAAATGAGCGTAGGTATTTTGCGGATCTGGTTGGCGTAACCATGAGCGCGGAGCAAGGTAAACCTTTTCCATGCGTTCGCCATTCCAGACCATGTTGTACATGCGCAATGGCATACAAGAAATTACGGAAGCCATAAGATCGCGACAGCGAGACACCGCTGGGATGGTCATCAGCTGGTTACGAGCTTCACCTTCGCGCCACGAATAATACTGATTGAACACATTGACGCTCGAGTTCATGTTGGCGTAACTGTTCGCACCAGCAGCTGCTGCTTTTGCAGGCTGTGGTGAGATCGCTGCTTTGTTTACTTTGCGCGAGAATATTGCCATGTCTTTACTCTTCCATAGATGGGTCGGCTTTTGGTGGAGTCGCGCATCAGGGACTTCTCCGACGAAAGGCTCGACACACGACTCCGCGCGTATCTTAGTTGGCAACGACGACGAGCTGTGGCTTCCCTCGGCTGTGTTTGTTGCCGGCAACGATTGCAGTTGAGAAGATCATTGTCCTGCAAAGTTCAATCGGTCCGGGCGACCGCTGAGAGCTCACAGCGATAGAGCCTTGAGTGCGAACTGAGACAGCGCGCACGACATGCTCTGCTAATGCCATTTCTCCTGTGTGCACGATTTGTCGTTCACGGATCAATCCTTGGACAGCTGGAGTCCACTTCAAGATCTCCGCGTAACCAACGACGACACGCCGACGCTCGATGGATGGTGGGCATTGGAGATCAATCGTTGGTGTTAGCGCGAACTGGATGCTCGGATCTTTGGCAAGCTTGGCGATGTGATCCCAGAGCTGTGTCTGTGTGTCACAAGTGAACGCGACCGTGACCCCGATCTTCCCGTCCGGCAAGAGCACAGATCTTGTGGCGTAATAGTGAGAGTCGTTGAAATCAACCTCAACGGCAACCACTCCCCCAGCAGGAAGTGGCTCAGAAGTGACAAGCTGGGACCAAAGACCTTGAGGGAGCCATGACCGATCGGTGGCGATCCAAAGGTTCACGCTCGAGCGTAGGAACGATGCGCGATCGGGGAGCTGTGCTTCTGACTCAATCGTGGACATCTCTAGCGTCTTGCCGAGAGCAGGGTTCGCATATGCCCACGCGACAGGATCCATCGGATCAAGATCTGGTGGTGGAGACCATTCACGGAAATGGAAGTTCGTTGGTTGATGTGTGTCAATCAGACGAAGACCCATTTCTCGGTAGCGTTGCATGACCTTGGATTCTTCTGTGCCGGCAGTGGACCACATGCTGAGAAGAGGGAAGCGTCGTGCGCGCATAGTTGGCGTAATACCACCGTCAATTACTTCTTCGTCAATTCCCCACACTTCGTCCACCAGCGCCAGATCCACGGACAGACCGTGCGCTGCGTTCGGCTTGGCTGATCGGACTAGAAGCTTGGATCCGTCTGGAAGTTTTGCAGCTAAACGACCATACGAGCGCGTGAGCTTTGCATCAAAGTACTGCTCGAGGATGTCAGCGATCTCTTCGTAGATCTGTGCTGCAGAGTCGAGTCGGTGTGCCATCAAAAGCACTGTCTGTTTCTCTCCACGGATCTTTGGCATCTCGGTAAGCCACCAGCCTGAAAGAGCTCTAAGGGCAACTGACTTTCCCTGTTGGCGCGCGCACGATACCAATGAGGTTCGAGTCACAAGCTCAACGCCAACATCATCAGCGAAAGCCAACTGATCGCGCAAAGCATTGATCTGCCATTCCATCAACTCAATCTGCATGAACTTGCGAGCCCACTCCACCACAGACTCCACATGCGATCCCAGCTGATCCGGACTGATCGTTGCCAGTCTCGGCTGGTCATGACCGATCGCCACCAGTTCGAGCTGGTCGTCGCTGTTCGGGGAGAAAAAGAACGATGGGCTCGGGGGCAAGGAGCCTTCCCTGTAAAGAATCGGTTCGCGTTGTGCGATGGTTCGTGTTGCTTCGGCTCGGTCGTGGATTCGTTGTCGGTCTCGCGCGCTCTTGTATTGCGTTCCTCTTCGACTGTTGCACTCACGACATGCAGGGACCAGATTGGACAGGCTGTGGTCACCACCGCGATCAACCTCAACTAGATGATCGGCGGTATTAGCAACCTTTTTATGACACCAGTGACACATCGGTTGCTCTTTGAGTAGTGCTGCACGGTTGGTTGCGTACTCTTTATTATTGGTTGTTTGTCCTCGTGGCATGGCTCACGCGCTTCGCTTGTGCTGACGCGCCACTGCGTGGCTTGTCCTTGTCGTTGATGTCGGTCTCATGTGTGTGTGTCCATGTCTGTGATGCCTGTTGTATGTGTATGTTATGCGAACCGAGAAGACATACAGGGATGAATGCTCCACCCACGGGGTTGCCCTAACCCGTACCCTTTGCACTCATCAGCTGATTATGTTCACAGCTCGCCCCGACGCTTTGCCTCGCTCACTTCGTCTTACATGATTGAGGGCGCGTCGGTCTACCCTCGTTACCGAGTGTCACCAACTGCCGTGCGAATGGCTTAGGTCGTGCTACTAGCCGATTGTTTAGAGCTGGAAGTTGCTCAGAGTGTAGAGAATGTACTCCATGTCAGAGGGCTTCCAGACGCTATTGAAGTGTGAGCCTGCATCGAATGCCATGAGCCATCGTTTCTGTAATGGTGAGAGCTTTCCGCGCTCCGCTTTGAGCTCTACCGCGAGCAGTTTGCCTGACACAGGATGCAGCAGGATCAGATCTGGGAAGCCTGCGTCGCCTTGAACATTGGTGAGCCAGCGTCCTCGAGAGTTCTGTGCCGGCAGGTCATGGTGAATAAGCCAGCCATACCGTTTTGCGACGCTGATGACGACCTCTTTCAGATCGGCTTCACTCATCTTTAGATCGGGCTTCACTTCTTGCCCTGCCACATCATGACTAGAACGGTTGCCCACACACCCATCACAATGCCGATGATATTGAATGCGACATAACTCACTTCAAGACCTCAATGATCGCTGATGCTTCATGTGATTTCAGGAGCTCGAGGACAGCTTCATCACTATTGAGTGTGCGCTGGATGAGCTCTAGGAGCCTGAGATCGTCTAGCCCTGCATCCTTGGCAAGCTTCTTGATGTAACCGAGTTGCTTCGGTGTAGCGAACGCTCCGCGCGGTACATGTTCTTGAGTGGATGGTTGCCCGGCTGGGCGATCAGTTGTGGGCGCTAAGTTGCCCCCCAGCCGAGCGACCTTTTCCATCTCTTGACGAGAAGGTCGTGGACCGTTTCCGTGTCCTTGTATCGGGCAATTCGATATGGCGCGCCCGATTGCGCTTGTCTCACAGTTCTCCACAAACGATGTCGAGTTCACTCCGCGATCAGTTTTGATCTCTTCTGCGTAACCCGTTGAGATTGGATCTTTGTCATCTTTGTGTGCGTAAAGCTGTGCGTAGAACACGCAAGCATCGCCTGAGTAGTTCATCATCGTGGTGTGGATCCGACCGTCGGGGTATGCAGCCCACCATCGGACTAGGCGTTGCTCGACTGTCTCGTAGTTGCTCAGATCGAATGCCATCAGCAGACGACCCAGACGATCGCATCGTTGCCCGAGACTGTCTTGCGTGTGCGTCCTGAGTCCATGACAAGAGCGTCGCGCACAAGTGACACACGCGAAGGACGGACAGTGTTGCCGGACATCTCAAGTGTTCGCTCTAGTTCTTCGTCTGTCATTCCACCGAAGAGCTTGATCGCGTTGTAGATCTTTTGACGCTTGGATCCTGATCGTGGGAATGCGTTCTTGGCAGCGCTGATTGATGTTGGATGCGCTTTCTTTGCTGTGATAACCACATTGCGATTGACTGTTGGCACATATTTAGTGCCACCTAATCCTGTGGTGATTTGGAATAGTTCTGGCTGAT